CAGGAGGTAACGTTGTTCCTGCTGTAGCGTTGACTGATTTGATAATGGGTCGCTACGGACGCAATGTGACTGTTGTTGGTATTGCTGGTGCAGCAGGCAATGCGACGTTGGTTGGCTTTGACTATCTGGGTCAACCCATACGTGAGACGTTCGTGCTTGCAGGCGCTACGCCTGTTGTTGGTAAGAAGATGTTCAAGGACATTGCGTATCTGTCTGTTCCTGGAGCATCTACGTATAGCATCGGCGTCGGTGTTATCCTCGGTGTACCTTACAAGGTGCTCCATACGGCGATGAGTGGTGAGATGACGAGTGACGTTACTGCTGCAGCAGGTGCGTTGGTTGCTGGTGTAGTCACGCAATCGCTTACATCAGGTGATCCACGTGGTGCATACACTCCAGCAGCAGCACCTGATGGTACGCGTACATATCGGTTCTCGTGCTTTGTGGATCGTAGCAATCTGCACGGCTCTGCACACGTGACTGTGTAACTTCAACAAACTACAACAGGAGGAGGTTAGCATGACTGTAGAATATGCTCAGCAGTACAACGGCCAGAACGTTGTCGCAGTGCGTGATGCACACGCAAGCGACCCAGGATATGAGAAAGACGGTGATTGTGTTGTTGCGACGCTTGCAGATGGCAGCGTGGTGACGGTCAAGAAGAGCCAATTGACCACTGCTGCGCCTGCTGGACAGGGTTCGCAAGGTGCGAAGGCGTATACGGGGAAGAAAGAGTAACACTTCCAACGAGTTAGCCCTCACGCATGTAGCAACGTGAGGGCTAACTGCACGCTATATATAAGGTGTGGAACAAATCATGATCACATTTGGCGATCTTGTGACGAAGGTTCTACAGCGTTTGGCGCTCGTTGAGGGGTTGGATGCACAGATATACGCCGAACCACGCATACAGCTAGCCATACAACACAAGTTCGACCTCATATTCAGGGAGTATTGGATACCTGAGTACATGACGTATCAGGAGCCACACGTGTTAGACGGTGTGAACGGTTTCATCGTCACAGATACAACGAGCTTGATCAAGGATTGGCGTGATCTGCATAGTGTGTTTCACGAAGGATCACATAAGCCGATGCCTATCGCACCCATGAGCGTGCGTCATACTAACATCAACTATCCGAGCATATGTCCTGCTGGTATGAACTCGGTGAAGCTGTTCAGGGTGTTACCACCTACAACGACAGGCACAGTGTATGTGACATATCGCACAAAGCCAGACGACTTTGAAGAAGACAGCGATGAGATTTACATAGACACGCAGTTGTTGTTGCTGGGCAGTTGTTGGGACGTGCTTGAAGGTGATGGCACCAATCCGGGTGAGAGTGACAAGTTCAAGATGTTATTTCAGGATGCATTGAGCCAGTTCAACCGCAGCCAATTCAACATCCCTATGGACAGTGTGCAGTCAACACGCTCAGTCGTGAACAGGTGGTCATAACATGGTGCAGATGACCGCTCGCGCGCATAAGCCTGTAGGTAGACCTAAACAGAAACGACCGACTGCGAAGTTGCAGAACACCACCATTCGCGACTTCGGTGGTGGGTTGAACGTCGTTGACAGTGAACAGAACTTGACGTCGAAGTTCGCACCTGTGTTCGACAACATGATCACATACACCGATCGTCGTGTAGGTCCGCGGCACGGGTTTGAGATGTGGTTGAAGTTGAAACAAGGCACAGCGACAACGACAACGGTTGACATCGCAATAACTACCATAGCAGAGAACAAGATCGTCACTGTGTATTGGGGCGCGCATCCTGCAATGAATGCAATGTCCCATGTCACGATCAGCGGATGGGACATTACATTCAACGGCGTCACACCTGAGATGATGAACCGCACGCATGGTGTGCGACGTGTGATTGATGTTAATCAATTCGAGATCGTTGTGTCTAACTCACCGTCAGCTACAGGTGGATGGAGTGCAGGCGATAACGTCACTATTACGCATGACACATTCATGCTAGGCGGCGAGCCTGTAGAGTGCAAGTACTTCGCCAATTACATCGTCGTATGGACTAGCGTTGGTGAGATATTCACAGTTGATAGAGATAAGAATACACAGCGTATATGGAGTGCTGCTGTGGCATTCGCATTGCCAGGTGCACCTATAGCGTGGACAGCTACCGATATGATCGCTAGTGACATATTCGGTAAGGAGTTGATATGCAGCAATGGTAGGGACAAGCCATTGTCGATTGACTTCACACGTGATGACAGGGTGATCTACTTAGTAGACCCAGGCAATAGCAGCAGCAATGCTAAGGTGCCAGCGTTCGATGCATGTAAGTCAGCGTTCAGGTACTTCACTATACATGACACAGAGGTACTCACGCAACCTGAGTGGACTACATCTATACGCATAGCAGCCAAAGACACATCAATGGTCTACTCAGATGCGCCCGGTGCGGGTGATAGTGTAGACATTGACATGAGCAAGATCGTCGCTAGTCCTGAGCAGACTGTACGAGGGTTCGCTACGATCAAAGACACATTGCTAGTCATACAACCTACAGCTACCACACTGATGAAGTACGGTACTACAGCTACCATCAGCGGCGGCGATGTACACGATCCACAGCCTATAGACACGCTCAACAGCTTCGGTAGTAATGCACCTCGCAGCATTGTTGAGATAGGCAGCGACGTGTTCATGATCGACTTCAACGGTGTACCTAGTGCCAAGTTGTCATCTACAACTAATGCTGTAGTACCTGAGCGTGTGAGCAACTACATCGAGAGCATGATGTCGGCTCACATCGGTAGACTACGCAAGGAGACAATGAGACTTAAGACCTTCGGCTTCTTTGATGGTAAGAACAAGTGTGTACACTTCTACATGCCTAAGTTCGACACAGAGGACGATAGGTTACTGACGATTGATCCATTCTACTTCGATGATGACATGGCTGATGATGAGTTCATGAAGTCAACGCTCATCATGCGTATAGATGATCACCAGCTTGAACAGGGTGACATAGTTAAGATCAGCAACGCTACAGGCTTCAGTAGTATCATCGCTGCGAACATCAACGGCGAGCGCACTATCATGGGTGTGCTCAATGAGAACTACTTGCTAGTGTCTATAGGTACAACATTGCCAGTAGGCTCTATACCAAGTTCGACTAGTGGTGGTGGTAACAATGTGAAGATCGAACCTGTCATTGATGGCACCATAGGGTACATCTACCACTACGTACCGCAGCTAAAGCTCACAGCGTGGGCTAGGTTCAAGACTAACAAGTTCCTACGCTTCAACTGCGGCTGCAACACAGTAGAAGGTAGGTCGTACCTATTCACGCCTGACGGCTTCATGATGCGTTATGGTTCACCTGATCATCATGTGACTGCCGACTGGTTCCGTATGTATGACTACGCGCACTGGACGAGTGGACAGCAGTATCGTGTAGGTGACCGTATATATGATAGCACAGATGACCTAGTGTATAAGTGCATCATAGATGTACAAACAACCGCCAGCGACTTCGCTACAGCACGTGCAATGGAGATCGACTCTTGGGAGGAGTACTTAGGTGAACCTATAGACTTCACATGGGAGCTACCGTGGGCTGACTTCGGTGCACGACAGATAGCAAAGGCTATGCGCTTCACACACATAGATGCAGTAGGTGAGGCACAGTTCACACTCTCTCTGTTCGCTGATAACATATACAAGGACGCAGCCACAGGTCAACTTAAGCCAGCTAGACAACTCACCTTCGTACCTAATGACGCGGGTGCATATGGTGCTGGTGCACAGGTGTATGGTGCTGGTAGACGTACACGTGAGCAGAAGCTGTGGATGGTGCCTATGCGCTTCAAGTTGATGAAGGCACGCATGACTGGTAGTAGTGTGAAGCCGTTGTCAATCAATGCACTCAGCTTCTTGTATCAACGTGGCAGCGTGGTGCGAGGGTAGTTGTATGCTATTGACAAGATTGAAGAAACGTGCTATATCCTACTGCCTTCTGCGAAGCAGCAAGAAAGCAAGAGCAGAGGGCTTTCTATATAAGTATAACACGGCGGCTTCATTGCCACAT